AAAGATACCACAGAAGAAAAGGCATCAATAGAAAAGTATAAGAAAGAATATGCTGACTATTGGAAAGACATAATCGGAGTTGATGGTGACTTTGATTTGAAAGCGGAAAAGGAAGAGGTTGAGTAGAAATCATTCAAGATTAAAGGAAGTGTCCAAAACATTATTAGTAGACGGGAATAATTTATTGAAAATTGGGTTTCATGGTGTTAGAGATTTCTATCACAATGGGAAACACGTTGGTGGTGTTTGGCACTTTCTAAATACTCTTCGTAAATTCTTGGAAGAACACAACTATGATAAGGTTGTGGTATTTTGGGATTCTAAAACCTCATCTTCACAAAGAAGATTGATTTACCCAAAGTACAAATTGAATCGGAGACCTTCCGAATCAGAACAAAAAGAAGATGCTTTCTTGGAACAAAAACAGAGGGTTAGACAATACCTCGAGGAGATGTTTGTAAGACAACTGGAGACAGAACACGCAGAAGCTGATGACTTAATAGCATACTACTGTCAAGTGTCCTTAGATGAGACAAAAACTATATTCTCAAGTGATAGAGATTTAACCCAACTTATCTCTGAGAAAGTATCAATTTATTCACCATCCACAAAACAATATTACAAGTTGGGGGACAAGATTAAGTTACATGATATTGAAGTCCCCCACTTTAATGTTAAGACCGTAAAGATACTCACTGGTGATAGTTCCGACAATATTGACGGGATCTTCTATCTCGGTGAGAAGACTTTGGTTAAATTATTTCCCGAGCTACTTGAAGAATTAGTACAATTACCCTATATTTTGAGTACAAGTACTAATTTACTTAAAGAGGAAAAGGGAAATGTTGCTCTTCAGAATCTATTAAGTGGTAAAACTAAAGAAGGTATTTTTGGTGATGAATTTTTTGTAATCAATCAAAAACTCGTAGATTTGGATGAACCACTTTTAAGTGATGAGGACAAAGAATTAGTTAGATTATATTACACTGAGTCGATGGATCCCGACGGAAGAGGACATAGAAATCTAATTAGAATGATGATGGAAGATGGATTCTTCAAATACCTACCTAAGGGTGACGACGCTTGGGTAAGTTTTTTGAAACCATTCCTCAAGTTAACAAGAAAAGAAAAAACAAAATTTAGAAACAAACAAAACTAAAAAAAACGAATGAAAGAGCAGGATATAACAAAAGTTGAGTTTTTGTTAATGTGTAATGAGAACATAGTAGTTCAAAGGTTTTTCAATGTTCGAGGATATAACAAGAGCGCGTCTAAATCTGAATCACTTCACAACTACGTTACTGATTTATGTAACGAAATGATGTACGATTTAAAGATGAGATCAGTTGTCTACATGTTGGACAATCAGTTCGAAATTTCCGAGAACCCAGAGGTATTAAACACATCAATTACTGATGGACCTGAAATTTTTAACCTAATAATTAAGGTCGGAGACATGACAATTTGTCAGAGACAGTTCGACGCAAAAGTGTACCCTCCGAAGGTCAGATACACCGTAGACCTACGCCCAAAGTTAAAAGCGATACTTGGTACGCTGACTGACATTTTTTCAGCTAAAAATTTAATTTATTTTTACCCCCAACTTATTAAAAATTGATAGTATTTATCATTACTAAAGAAAGGAAAAAGTATGGCGGCAAGTAAAAATTTTGAGTATCTCGGACAACAGTTTCAACTACAATTATTAAATCAAATCATTGTAGATAGAGACTTCTCAACATCTATCATTGATGTTATTGAAAACAGCTATTTTGAAAACAAGTATTTCAAAATCCTTATTCAAATGATTCGAGAGTATTATCAAAAATACGATCATACACCATCTTTTGAGACTTTAGAACAAATCACAAAATCCGAACTTCAACAAGAGATCGCATCCAAAATTGTATTAGATACAATTAAGAAAATTAAGGATGTAACTATCGATGGCGTAGCTTTCGTTCAAGAAAAGGCTCTTAAGTTCTGTAAACAACAAGAACTCCAAAAGGTCATGGGTAAAGCCCAAAAGATCATTGACGGAGGTGAGTTTGAGAACTATGACACTCTTGAAGAAATGGTACGTGAGGCACTTCTTGTAGGTAATAAAGATACTTCGATGTTGGATGTATTCTCTAACTTGGATCAAGTATTAGAGGAGGACTATAGACATCCAATCCCAATGGGAATACCTGGTATTGATAAATTACTCAAGGGTGGTTTGGCAAAAGGAGAAATTGGTGTTATCTTAGCGCCAACAGGGGTAGGTAAATCAACGGTACTAACCAAGATTTCGAACCACGCATTCAATCTCGGATTCAACGTACTTCAGATCTTTTTTGAAGACAATCCAAAGGTGATCCAAAGGAAACATTTTATTCTTTGGACTAAAATTCACCCCGACGATTTGTCAGACAGAAAAGAGGAAGTGATGAAAAGAGTTATTGAGATTGAGGAGTCGATGCCAAACAAGTTGATTTTGAAAAAGTTACCATCAGATACGATGACGATGTTACAAATCAAGAATCAAATTAGAAAGATGGTTGCTGACGGGATCAAGATTGATATGATTGTATTAGATTATATCGATTGTATTGTACCTGACAAGAACTTGGGGGACGAATGGAAGAGTGAGGGTTCAGTAATGAGAGCATTTGAAGCGATGTGTCACGAGATGAATATTGTTGGTTGGACGGCAACACAAGGTAACCGATCATCAATTTCGTCAGAGGTTGTGACAACAGACCAAATGGGTGGATCAATTAAGAAAGCACATTACAACAGAAAGAAATGAAATTGGCGACAATTGCAATTACAAAGTCGAGAATAGGTGATGATGGGGTTGTATTTGAAAACTGTAAGTTTGATAACGCGATGATAGACATTGATACCGAAAGTACAACTACGTTCTTGGGTCTTGAAGAACAGAAAGAAGAAAGACAACGTCAGAGAGTAAAAGAATTACTCGAGAAACGTAAAGAAAGAGAAACACAAAAAAATTAAATTAATTAAAATTTTAGTATGGAAAAAATATTAACAGAAAACCCTGGTCGATTTGTCATCTTCCCTATTGAACACAATGATATATGGGAATATTACAAACAACACCAAGCCGCGTTTTGGACGGCAGAGGAAGTTGATCTAACCAATGACATTAGAGATTGGGAATCATTAACCGAAAATGAAAAGTACTTTGTTAAAAATGTATTATCATTCTTCGCGGCTTCTGACGGTATTGTTAATGAGAATTTGGCGGAAAATTTCTACCGCGAGGTACAATATCCTGAAGCGAAGTTTTTCTACGGGTTCCAATTGGCAATGGAAAACATACATTCACTTATGTATTCATTGTTGATTGATACATATATCAACAACCCGAAAGAAAAAGATGAATGTTTTAACGCAATCGACAGATTACCAGCGGTACAGAAAAAAGCAAAATGGGCGTTGGAGTGGATTGAGAAAGCATCATTTGCAGAAAGATTAGTAGCATTTGCCGCGGTTGAAGGTATCTTCTTTTCAGGTTCATTCTGTTCTATATTTTGGTTGAAGTCAAGAGGGATCATGCAAGGTTTGTGTAACGCGAATTCACTGATCTTCAAAGACGAAAACCTTCACTGTGATTTCGCAATCCATTTGTTGAATAACCATTTGGAAGAAAGACCATCAGAGAAAAGAATCAAAGAGATCTTATTATCGGCTCTCGAGATTGAAAAAGAATTTATTACTGAATCATTACCAGTATCTTTAATTGGTATGAACTCAAATTTGATGAAACAATATCTTGAGTTCGTTGTTGATGGACTATTGGTTAAGATGGGATGTAGTAAAGAATTCAATGTCGAACAACCATTCAAGTTCATGGAACAAATTGCGGTTGAAACTAAAGGTAATTTCTTTGAGTCAAGAACGATGGAATACCAAAAAGCGAAATTAAACGAAACTATAACATTTACAGAGGATTTTTAAATTAGGATATGTCATTAAAAATAAATAAAAGAGGGGGAGAGGTAGTATCATTTAACCCACAAAAGATTTACAATCGTGTAAAACGATCATCAAAAGGTTTGAATGTAAATTCAGACGAAATATTCATTAAAGTAATTACTTCGGTTCCAACTGAAGGTGAAATCACAACGAAAGAATTAGATAAACTTATCTATGAGATTGCCGCTTCCTACACTGGTAGTCATCATGACTACTCAAGATTGGCATCTTCAGTTGCAATTTCTTCCTATCATAAGGAAACAAATGAAAGTTTTTCACAAACAATGATGAGGTTGTACGAAGACGGTGTGGTCAACAAATTGTTAATTGATACTATCAAAGAATATGGTGAAGATACTATTGATGAGGTAATCAATCACGATAATGATTACAACTTTGACTACTTCGCTTGGAGATCATTACAAGAAATGTATCTTCTTAAGAGACCTAATGGTCAAGTAATTGAAAGACCACAACATATGTATATGAGAGTCGCTCTTTGGGTTACCACCAATATGGCGGACGCATTTGAGTACTACAAATCATTATCAAATCAGTTGATCTCAAAGGCAACACCTATTATGATCAACGCTGGTACAAAAGTTCCACAACTTGCTTCTTGTGTTCTTCACTATAACAATTCTGACTCTCGTGAAGGATTATTACATACATTAAATGACATTTCTACTTTCTCATCAGACGCTGCGGGTATTGGATTATCATTGTCAAACATCCGTAGTAAAGAAAGTCGCATCTCAACATCAGGTGGTTATGCTGGTGGTTTATTAAAATACCTTAAGATTGTTAACGAGTCGTTAAGATTCTTCAACCAGCAAGGACGTAGACCAGGTTCAGCGGCGATCTATCTTGAGCCTTGGCACAAAGACATCTTTGATTTATTAGATATTAAAAAGAATACAGGTGCTGAGGAATTAAGAGCTCGTGATTTATTTACGGCACTTTGGATCCCTGATAATTTCATGAGAGCGGTACGAAACAATAGTGATTGGTATTTGTTCTGTCCTAATGACATTAAAAAATCAGGATTGAAACCATTACAAGAATGTTTTGGTGATGAATATGAAGAAGTTTACAACAAGGCAGTTTCTATGGGTCTTGGGAAGAAAGTTAAAGCACAAGACATTTGGACTAAAGTTATTGAGTCTCAAGTTGAAACTGGTGTTCCTTACCTTTGTTCTAAAGATAGTGCCAACAGAAAGACAAACC